TAAGGACGGCTTGATAGATTTTATGAAAGGAGTGCCAAAATGGGCAACAAAAAAATCACTAAAAGGGAAAAGATAGAATTTTCACTCATGGAACAACTTGCGATTTTTGGCGCTATGAAAGACCATTACGCAGACTTGATTAATGATTATATGGATTTTTGGGATGTTAAAAACAGTTTAATTAAAGATATTAAAACTCGTGGTATAACTTTTAAAGACTTTTCATCTGTTGGTGTTGAAATGTCGAAAAATAACCCATCTGTAAAAGAATTAGTTATGGTGAATAAACAAATGTTATCACTTTTAAAAGAATTAGGTCTAAATACTGCAAATGCAAAAAGCGGTGAGGTAGATGAGTTGTAATATTAATCCACATATTTTACAATACATTGAGGCGGTTGAAAGTGGTAAAATTGAAGCTTGCATTGATCAACACTTACTTGTCAAATATGTTAGGCGTTGTTTTGAAACTGAAAATATTTATATAGATGATGAACAACTTGAAAAATATTTAAGTTCAATAAAATATTTTCCGTACGAACTTTTATTTGACTGGGAAGAATTTTGTTTTGCGTTACATTGTTGTACATATAGAGAAGATGGGATGCCGAGATGGCCAGATCTATTTTTGCTGTTAGGTAGGGGTGCTGGCAAAGATGGATATATAGCGTTTGAATCATTTTGCTTGATAGGTCCGCATAACGGAATTAGAGGATATGATGTTGACATTTGCGCAAATAGTGAAGTCCAAGCAAAGGCGCCTTTTGATGATGTGCATGAAATCTTAGAAACACCTGCACTTATTAAAAAATTGAAGAAACATTTTTATTGGAATAAAGAAGAAATAATTGGTTTAGAAACTAAGTCGAGGCTAAAGTATAGAACGAATAACCCAAAAGGTAAAGATGGGTTACGCTCCGGAGAAGTTGTTTTTAATGAAATCCATCAGTACCTGGACTATTTAAACATCAACGTTTTTACTACTGGACTAGGCAAAAAGAAACATCCCAGAAGATTATACGCAACAACAAATGGGGATGTGAGAGATGGTCCATTAGATGATTTAATAGCAAGATCAGAACAAATATTAAAAGGCGATATATCAGACAATGGTATGTTGCCTTTTATTTGTAGGCTAGATAACAAGGAAGAGGTTCACGATCCTAAGAATTGGGGGAAACCAAACCCATCACTTAAATATTTGCCTAATTTACTTGAGGAAGTAACTAAGGAATATTCAGATTGGAAACTTAATCCGGTACAATTTACTGCATTTATGACTAAGAGGATGAATAGTCCCGACGGTAACAAAGATGTTGAAGTTACGGATTGGGAAAATATCAAAGCAAGTTGCGGAGAAGTTCCTGACTTAGCAGGTTGCTCCGGAGTGATTGGAATTGACTATGCAAAAGTTACCGACTTTGCATCTGTAGGAATTTTAATACGTAAAGGTGAAATGAGATATTGGATAACTCATTCATGGTTATGTGCTCAATCACCTGATATTCCAAGAATGAAAATCCCTATCAAGGAATGGGAAAAGGCTGGGTACTTGTCAATAGTTGATGATGTAGAAATAAGCCCGAACCTAATAGCAGAGTGGATTGGTTATATGGCACAAACTTATAATCTTACAATGCTTGCACTTGATAATTTTAGGTATGGACTTCTGGCACGAGCGTTAAAAGAAATCGGATTTGATAAGAGGGAATTAAAAAACGTAAAGCTTGTTCAACCATCGGACATCATGAAAACCGCTCCTATCGTTGATAGTTGTTTTGTTAGACATCTTTTTGCATGGGGGGATAACCCGTTGATGAGGTGGTGTGTTAATAATACAAAACTGATAAAGTCGAGCCGCAACATTGGAAGTGATACCGGGAATTACATTTATGGAAAGATTGAATCCAAGAGCCGAAAAAGTGATGCTTTTATGGCACTTGTCCATGCTATGACCATAGAAAGCGAATTAGAAAGTGGAGGTGGCGACAGTATACCAGATATGCCGGTATATACCTATTAGTTGATTAAATGCCGCAAGGTTTTAATAATGCAGGAGTGGATAGGCAAGGGGTTGCTCTCTTTCCAACAAGGCATTTTCCTAGATGCTTTCCACACTCCTTAGTTAGGAAAAGAAAAACCTTTAGGAGGGTTATTTTTAATGGGAACAAAAGTATGCAGTATATGTAATAAAGAATTAGACAAAAGCATGTTTTATAAGAAAAAAGGTTACAAGCATGGTGTATCAGGGCAATGTAAGGAATGTGTAAAAGAGAGAGCTAATAAATACCATGAAGAACATAAAGAATCTGATAACAAACGAACTAAAAAATACGGTAAGCAATATTATAAAGACAACAAGGGTAAAGAGTTTGAACGCAACAAGAAATACCGTGAAACTCATAAGGAGCAAGAAAAAGCAACTGCTAAAATATATTACGAAGCAAATAAAGAACATATTACTGTGGTTACGAAAAAATATCAGAGTGAGCATAAAGAGGAATGTTCAACTCGTAGTAAAGAATATAACGGAGCTAACAAGGAACATATTACCAAACAAAAACAACAGTATTATAAGGACAATAAAGAATACATATTGGTAAGATGTAAAGAGTATGTGCTATTAGATCCAGAAAAGAAGCGGGTTAGAGATAAAGTATGGTCACACGATAATAGGGATAAACAAAACGTAAAAAAACAAAGACGTAGAGCCAAAGAGCTTAAACTTTTATCCACACTAACTGAACAACAATGGGAGAATGTCAAGCTAATATTTGAAAATAAATGTTGTTATTGTGGAGAAGAAAAAAAGTTAGAACAAGAACATTTTATATCAGTTATAAACTTAGGACCGTATACTCACGATAATATTGTTTGTGCCTGTAAGTCTTGTAATAACTCGAAGGGACCTAAGCGGTTTGAAGATTGGTATCCGAGTTTTAAGCACTATTCAAAATTAAGAGAACAAAAGATATTGTTGTTTCTAAATTATGATAGGAATAATAACCAACAATTAAGCATCCTTTAGGGGTGTTTTTATTATTAAAGGAGGTGAGAAATTGGGACTTTTAACATGGGTTAAGAATTTTTTAGGAGGTGGTGAATCACCCACAAAGGAGGTGCCGCCAGAGGAATTTTATAATTTAGTAACTGAAATTCACCTTAGAGAGTTGGCATTTTATTCCTGTGTGAATATGATCGCTAATTCAATTTCAAAGTGTGAGTTTAAAACGTTCGTTGAAAACAAAGAAGTCAAGAAAAACGAATACTATTTATGGAATGTTGAACCTAACAAAAATCAGAATTCATCTGTATTTGAACATAAACTAATTAGTCAACTTTACAAAGATAACGAATGTTTAGTTGTCGAATCAAGCGGACAATTGCTTGTGGCTGATAGTTTTCAACAAGAAGAATTTGCATTAAAGGAAAACGTTTTTAGCGGTGTAACAGCCGGTAGCTTTACATTTAATCGAACTTTTAATATGAGCGAGGTTATGTATTTTAAGTTAGCTGAAAATGATATGAGGAAAGTTACAAACGGAATTTATGAGGGCTACGGAAAGTTAATTGCATACGGTATGAAAGCTTATCAGAAATCAAGGGGCAATCGTGGCGTTTTGAATTACGAAACATTTGCGCCAACGGACGAAGCTAAGAAAAAAGCATTTGATGATTTGATGAACAATAGATTTAAAACGTTTTTCACATCTGAAAATGCGGTACTACCATTGCCAAAGGGTTACACATACACTGACATAGGCAGTAAGACTTACAGCAACGAAGGCACACGAGACATACGCTCTATGGCTGATGATATCTTTGACTTTACCGCTAAGGCTATCGGCATACCGCCAGCACTGATGAAAGGCGACATAGCAGGGACAGAGGATGCAATGCAAAGTTTCCTTACGTTTACTATTGACTCTTTAGTTAAAAATCTTGCAGAGGAAATCAATAGGAAACGAAACGGCTATACAGCGTTTTCAAAAGGTACGTATTTGAAAATCGACACGAAAGCTATAAAACATGTTGACCTTTTAAGCGTATCGGTTGCGATTGATAAACTGATAGCAAGCGGAGCATTTACTATTAATGATATTCGCAAATTGGTCGGGGAGAACGCCATTGATGAACCATACGGTGATACTCATTGGATTACGAAAAACTATAGTTCGGTGGAAGAATTACTGGCATCTTTAGGAGGTGATTCGGCTGGCTAGTTATGCAATAAAGTTTTCGGAAAAATTATTAGAGGAATTGAGCATCTCACAACGAGGTGCTTTTCTTATGCCATTTAAAGGAGGTGAAACAGAATTTGGAAAAAAACAAAGTAAAGCAAATGTGGGAATTTAAACAAGCGGCAAGCCCTGACACACTAGATTTATATATCTATGGAGATGTGGAGGATATGGCTTTTGACTGGGCGAATTATAGTTATGTTCAATCGGAAAATTCAGCTAAATATTTCCGCGAGGAATTAAGCAAACACCCTGATGCTAAACAGATAAACATCTATATCAATTCATACGGTGGCGACGTGTTCGAGGGTACGGCTATTTATAATCAGCTCAAACGCCACACAGCACAAAAGACCGTTTATATAGACGGGTTTGCTTGTAGCGTTGCAACAGTTATTGCTATGGCAGGAGATAAAATCGTAATGCCTAAAAATGCAATGATGATGATACATAACATGTGGAGTATTTGTATAGGAAATGCAAAAGAGCTTCGTAAGGCTGCT